GACGCCGAGGGAAAGATTGAGGAGCGCGCCGGCAAGCCCGACCTCGTCACGGAAATCACCGACGTGCTTTCGGTCGACGTCGTGACGCGTCCAGCCACGACCAAGGGGCTCTTCGAGAGCGAAAGGAAGCCCATGAGAGAGAACATGGTCGGCAAGCGCGTGAGAGTGAAGACGCCGAGCGGAGATGTCGCTGGCGTCGTGCTGCGCGGGCCGACGTACGAAGTCCAAGTAGACGGCGAAGAGTTCACGCGGGTAATCCCGCAGGAGATGCTGATGATGGATGATCCAGACACTACGGAGCCGGACGAACCTGACATCGCGCAGCCGGACGACGATGAGTCGGACACAGACGAAAGCGCTGCGCCAAAGGAATCCGACGCCCGCATTGCGGCGCTGGAAGCCAGGGTTGCGCTCTACGAGTCCCGGGAGCGGGTCGAACGACTGACGCGAGCATTGCCAGAGGCAGCGCGCGCGGCCGTGCGGAAGTACTTCCGGGACAAGACGCCGTCCAAGGCGGACGTCACAGCGTTCGTCGAGGCGATCCAGTCCGCGGCCAAGTCGCGATTGAGCGACGACGACATGGACATGGATGTGGACGACGACGACGTCACCGGGTTTGGCCCATCGAGGGCAGACGACGATGTCGTCGAGGCTGGCATGGCCGGCATTCTCGAGTGCGTGCGCGCGCGCTTCGGCACGCCCGCAAGAAAGGAGGACTGATGGCCTGGACATTCAGGCTCGGCCGAGGCACGACCCCGTCTCTCGTGGCCGGCGCCGCAATCACCGCCGGTGCCGTGCTGCAAAAGCACGGTGGTTCGCAAGGCGTCATTGAGGCCACGACAGACGCCCAGCAAATCGTCGGCGTGGCCGCGACGGCCGCTGCGTCTGGAGCTGCTCTCGCGGTTTACACCGACGGCATCTTCGAGACGACGGCATCAGGAACCGTGGACACGGGAGCTAACGTCGCGTGGGGCGCCGGTCACACGGCCAAAGCGGCCGTCGCCGGCGACATGGTCATCGGCACTTGCGTCAAGGGCAATACGACGGGTTTGCCGATTCTCATCAACCTCAATCCCCACAACGTCTTGTTGGTGTGAGGAGTACGCATAGATGTTGATCAGGACACCGAAGCGCCGGCGCGAGATTACGACTCTCGAAGAAGCGAAGGCCTACCTCAAGAGCGCAAAACCAAGCCGCTCACAGGAGCACCTCTGGAAAGAGGTCATGAACGGCGGTATCGATATGCAACTCGGCCGCTTCCGTGAGACTCTCGGGATTGACCAGTTTGATGCGGTCACGCTCGACGCCTCGAACAATCACCTGCTCGCAGGATACGGATCCATCCGCGACGACTGGCGCCAGATCGCCGGCGTCGTGGCGGCTCAGGACTTCAAGCAGCGAAACGCAACGCGCGTGACTGAGCTGGCCGATCTTCCGGTCGTGCCGGAAAAATCGGAGTACGTCGAGGGCCTCATCTCGGACGAGAGAATCCCGTACGCCGTTCGCAAGCGCGGCAACATCATCCGCATCTCGCTCGAGGCAATGGCCGGCGACGCGATCGGCGCATTGAGGAACGAGACCGCACGCTATGGACGTGCGGCCAAGCGCACGTTGAATGAGCTGGTGCTGGGCGCGAGCTTTGACGATAACCCACTGTATGCGGTCGACAGCGTGGCATTGTTCAATGCCGCGCACAACAACCTGCTCGCGGCCGCGTCCCCTCTCAACTTCGCAAATCTTCAGCGCGCGATCGCTGCGCTGAACAACCAGACCGAGGGTGGCGTCAAGCTGCAGTTGACGGCGTGGACCCTGCTGGTGAACCCCGTGCTACTGGCCGACGCCGCGAACCTCGTGGCCTCGACGAACATCGTCGGGACGGGCGATGCCGCCGGTATCCGCGGCAACATGAACCCGTTCGTGGCCGCGCTCCCGGGCGGCGTGTACGCGTCGCAGTGGCTGGACTCCGAGGCGAACGACCTCGACTGGTACGTCGTGGCCAATCCGGCTGAACTGCCGGTGGTCGAGGTCGCCTTCTTCGAAGGCCGCGAGGAACCAGACATCATCAAGGCGCCGCCGAACTCGGGTGATGAGTTCACGTACGACGCCATGGCCTGGAAAATCCGGTTCGGCATTGGCGCGGCGCCGGTCGAATTCCGCGCCGCAGTCAAAGGAGACGCGGCGTAATGACCGTTCGCGGTCAGACCAGATCCGCTGTCATCACGGCCTCGACGAACGCAATCAAGTCGGGGCCGGGCCAACTTCTCGGCGTGCTGGTCACCCCGTCCAGCGGATTAGGCATCTTCACTGTCCGAGATAGCCTAGTGTTCGCGAGCGGTACTTCTCTTGCGGTCTTTTCTGTCAACGTCGGTTCCGGCATCTCCTTTGGTCAGGGCTTCTTCCCGCTCAACATCTCGTTCACCACGGGTTTGAGCGTCGAGTTTTCTGCTGGCGCTGTTCAGACCATGACGTTGATCTACGAGTGAGGTTGATCGATGGCCGTCCACATTGGCACCGTGACCGCGAACGCAGTCGTGAGCGGCCGCGGTCTTCTTCGTTCGGTGCATATCGACCCGCTCGCGGCGTCAGGATCGGCGACGATTACGTTCTATGACTCGCTGACCGCGGGGACCGGAACCGTGATTGGCGAGTTTCGCATCGTCCGTATCGCCACCACCGAGACGATGGGCGGGCACGGGTCGTTCGAGATCGACCAGCTCTTCAATCTCGGGCTGTCGTATTCCGTCACTGGGTCGGTCACGTTCACGGTCGCGACTGCGCTCACCCTATGACGTTCTCGTACGCACTGCCGATTGCGACCGACGTGCACCGCGTGCGGCTGCACATCGCCGACACGCAGGCGACGCCGCACGTGTTCGAAGATGAGGAGCTGTCCGAGTTTCTGGGGCTCGATGGCGACGTGCTGCTGGCGTCGGCTCGGGCGCTGCGCGTCATGGCTGCGGACGCTTCTCGGCTTGCGGTCGCGCTGACGGTTCCTGGTCTCTCGCTCCAGACCGGCAGCGCGGCCGACAAGCTCTTGTCGATGGCGGACAAGTTCGAGTCGATGGCGTCGCAGCGCGTGTTTGCGACGTCGGCCGACTGGTATCCCAGCACCGATTCCTACTATGACGCCGTGCTGGGGACCCATGACGTGGACTTCGATCGATCGTGAACGCCACCATCCAACCCGCCGACCTTGTCGACCTTGCGCGCGAGCGCACGCTGTCGCTCGGTGTCGTCGTCACGATCACGATCCCCTCAGCGGACGTCGACGTGGTGACCGGTGTCGTTCAGGGCGCCGGGACAATCAAGACCGTGCTGGTGACACGCCCCGCACTTGTCCCTCGGGAGGCGGTCGACGGGACGACGATCACGGCCGACACGCTCGAAGCGTTCCTGTCGTCGGAGGGCGAGGTCTCTGGTCTGTCGCTCGTCGCGCTCACGTTCACGCCGGCGTTCGGGCAGACGCTCACGTGGGGATCGACGGCGTACCGGGTCGTGGAGGTGTCCGAGGGCGGCGCCGCGGGCAGTCCGGTCGGCTACCGGCTGAGGTTCCGGTCATGACGACGCGGCTTCAGGGTGTCGATCAGTTCCAGAGCGCGTTCTCGCGCTGGGCGCAGACGGAGCCGCGGGCTCGTGTCCACCAGGCAGTCCGCTTCCTGGGGCTCGAAGCGTTGCGGCGCGTGATCCTGCGCTCACCCGTGGATCAGGGCCGGTACCGAGCGAACCATCGGCTGAGCCTGAGCACTCCCGTCGAGATCGAGATCGAAACCGAGGACGTGACTGGCGCCGCGACGCTCGCGGCCGGAACCGCTGTCGTCCAGTCGATCCAGGACACCGGACCGTTCCTTGCGCTCTGGTTGGCCAACCCCGCGAGTCACGCCGCCGCGCTCGAGTTCGGCCACTCGAGTCAGGCACCGCTCGGCATCTACGGCATCACGTTCGCCGAGCTTGCGCAGGCTGTCGTACCACCGGAGTCCGGCCGATGACCGTCGTCAGCATAGGCCAGGCTGTCCGCGCGCGCCTATTCGCCCGTCTGACCGCGGGTGGTGATGGCGGGTCTCCGCTTGTGACGGCGTACCAGGCGCTCGGGACGGTGGACGCGACCGGCAACATCGTGGCTCAGCCGACGACGGCGGCGTGGCTCGAGGAGTTCTTGCAGCTTGGCGAGGGCGCGCAAGCGGAGATCAGCCGCGATCCGAAGCGCGAGCGGCAGATCGGGATCTACTCGATCGTGATCCGGTCCCCGCGAGATAACGGGGTCGGCCCGATCGAGGCGATCGCGGATCGCGTGACGGCAGCGTTTCGGCGGTGGACGTCCGCCGGCATCACGTTCACCCGGCACGTCCTGTCACCGCCGCGCGATGAGGGCGGCTGGTGGCGCCAGACGGTGCAGCTTTGGTTCTACTCGGACGAGTTGACCGCTTCGGCGGCGTGAGGGTCCTATGAGCGATGCAAATCGCGGCGAAATCGTCTATGTCAAAGAAGCAACACCTGGAACCACACCGTCGAACCCGACTGTCCAGGTGATGCCGATCACGTCAGAGTCGATAGAGCTGTCGACCGACTTCGTCCAGTCACAGATCATCCGCACGGATCGCAACGTGGCCAACCGGATTCGCACTAACGTGCGAGCTGGTGGGGCGATCCAGACGGAGTTCTTCGGCGGCAAGCTCGTCGCGCCGACCGGACCGTATGGCGCACCCGATGACTTCCTGCGTTCGGCGTTGCAGGCTGGTGATTGGAGCGCGTCCGTTGTCCACGCTGCGGTCAACATTGCGTTCAACGCGAAGGGCGCGAACCCCTATCCCACCATCGTCAGGGCGAGCGGGTCCTGGGTGACCGATGGTTACGTCGTCGGCCGCTGGGTGCGACCGCAGGGATCGTCTGCGGCGACGAACAACGTGCCGTGCAAGATCATCTCGGTTTCGGCGCTGACGCTTGAGGTGATTCCGGGCAACTCAGTTTCCGGCTTCGGCGACTTCACTACGGTGGCGTCGACCTCTGGCGTGACTGTCACGCAAGGGAGCGAAGTCAAGAACGGCGTCGTGTTCGACTCCTACTCGCTGCAGAAGCGATTCAGCGACCTCGCCAACACCACGTGGGAGCGTCTCTTAGGCGCGGGGATCAATGGATTCGAGATCAGGTCCTCGCTCAACTCGATCATCGGCATTTCGTTCGACCTGACGGCCCTGATTGCCGAGAGCGGAGTATTCGCTGGCACCGTGACCGACGTCGCGGCGTCCACGCAGCAGCCGTACAACGTGGTCGACGACGTCAAAGCCGTGATGCAGTGGACCGCGTCGGCGTACTCGTCCATCGCCGGCGTGACTTCAATGAACATCTCGGTCGGAAACTCGCTGCGCGCCCGCAATCAGTTCGCCACGCTCGGCGCAATCTCGCTCGGCTCCGGCACGTTTGTATCGACCGCGTCCTTCGATGCGTACTACGATGCCACCACGGCCGCGATGTGGGCGGTCTATCGCGCGGCGGGCGAAATCAACCTAGCGTTCGTGCTCGACAATGGCACGCGCGCATACGCGGTCGAGACGCCGAAGAACAAGATCACCGCGGCATCGCGACTGATTCAGGGTCTCAATCAAGACGTGTTCCTGCGCGTGGAGACCGGGGCGTACATCAACGCCGCGGCAACCGAGCTGAACACCATGCGCATCGTGAGGTGGTAGGTGCTGCTCTCGGACGTCCTGCTCGATGACCGTGTCGTCATGGATGGCGCGTGGCTCACGTACCAGCGTCCCGGCGCGACAGAGTCGCTGCGGCTCCGTCTGCGTCGAGCCGGCCAGGCGTACCAGGCGCGCTACACACGCGCCATCGCGCCGATCCTCACGAAGATCCGCGAGGGCACCGCGAGCGAGCACGAGATCCAGCGTGCCGTCGCGCCCGCGGTCGCCGAACTCGTCACGGGGTGGGACCTCGAGGAGGTGGTCGATGGTGTGCGTGCCCCGATTCCCTATTCGGTCGAGCGCTGCGCGGAGATCCTTGCCCGACCCGGTGCGTGCCACCTGTCCTCATGGATCCAGGGGCAGGCGTCGCGAGACGAGATGCTCGCGGACGCCGCCCGAAAGGACGCCGAGGGAAACTGACGGCGTACGTCCGATGGATCGCGACCTATGCCACTGGGGACGATCGGGCGGACGGAAAGACGCGGATCGCGGTCTACGAGAAGCTCGAGCGGCAGGGGATCGCAAATCCGCTTCGCACGATGCCGACGGTCCCAGCCGAACTGCAGTGGGTGCTCATGGCGTTCTTCGACCTGTCGAGTCGTCGTCCGATCCTCGTCGGGTCGTCTGTGCCTGTCCCGATCCCGACGGCCGAGATTCTGGCCTGGTTGGACCTGCGCGGGATCGAGGACACGGACGATCGGTGCGACTTCGCGCGCACCATCGGCGCGATGGATGCTACATGGCGAGAGGTGAGGGCTAAGCAGTGCCAACCATCCAGGCGGTGATCGACCCGACCGGCGCCGAGCAGGGCGCGCGCCGAGTCGTCGCGGCGACCGAGGCGCTGAACCGCGGCGTTCAGACGTCCGCGAAATCGTTCGGCGAGCTTGAGGGCGCACAGACCAAGTTCGCTCGTTCGGCGGCGACCGTCGATCAGCGCATTCAGGCGCTGCAAGTCGGCCTGCGCGGATTCGCGGGTATCGGGCGTCTCGCTGGCGACTTTGCGTCTGCGGAGTTTTCGGCGACGCGCTTCGCCGGCCAGGTGGCGACGCTGCTGCCACTCTTGACGGGGCTAAACCGCACCCTCCTGCTCTCCCCGTGGGGGCTTGTCGCGGCGGGCATAGGCACCGTGGTTGGAGTTCTGTCATCGCTCGAGGACCGGCAACAAACGGTCAGCGCGACCACGGAGAAGCTGAACGATCAGCTCGAGCGCCAAAACGAGCTTCTGTCTCGACAGCGTACGACACCGTCTTTCGACCTTGGGCAGTTGCCAGGTATCCGGGACATCGACGCGCTCGGCCGAAACTTCAGCTCGGCGATCGAATCCGCGCTCGAGGACATCCGCGTCCTCAACTTGGGAGTCGTGGACGGGTTGGTGTCGGACGAGGATCTTGCGGAGCTGGGGCGCCGACTCGGGACACTAGAGCGTCTGCTGCGCGAGGCCGGAGAGTCGGACGCACTCACGGCATTGCAGCGCGGCATCCGAACGCTGCCGACCGAGCTGGCGGGCCAGATCGAGGCAGGCGCGTCGGAGACGCGCTTCGCGATCCCCACATCGACCGTCGGGGTTCCGGACCGGGCTGGCGTTGACGCTCTGACCAAATACCTGGACCAGCTCGACGAGCGGCTAGCGCTCGAGGAGCGCTTAGTCAATGTGCTCGACGATCAGACCGAGGCCACGATCCGGGCGCGAGCGCAAGCCGAAGCGCTCGTTCGCAGCGCGTTCGGCGAGGGGGCGATCGGCGGAGACAACACGATCGTCGACGACGCAGTCGCCAACGCGGAACGCCTAGTCGCGCTAGAGACCGAGCGCGCGGCTGCGATCGAGCGCGCGAAGGCGGCGAAGGCGGAGGAGGCAAGGGCAGACCAGGAGCGCTTGGACGCCGCCGATCGGCTTGCGGCGCTCAGTGCCGGCATCGAGCGCGATGCGGCGTTAGCGGGACTCGACGCGGACGAACGACAGCGAGCCCTCACGCTGATCGAGGCGGAGGATCTGGCGGCGAAGGCGTACGGCCAGTCGACACGTGAGGCTGCCGACGCGGTCGCGCAGGTCGGCGCCAACCTCGCGGCGGCGGCTCAGCGCCAGGCAGAACTCAACGCCCTCGCGGAACGAGAGGCTGCACTGCGCAGGACCGCCGGCACGATCGGCCGTACGGCCGCAGGGGCGATCGAGCAGGCCGTGTTCGAGGGGCCGCAGGCGGTCGACCCGAACCAGGTCGCGCGATCGCTCTTCTCCGGGATCGTGACGCCGCTGATCGAGAAGGCGATCACCGACACGATCTTGGGCGGCATCACGACGAACGACATGATCGTAACGGCTGCGACGGTGCAGGTGAACAACGCATCATCGGCCGATCAACTGGGCCTCGGTTCGATTGCCAGCACCAATGACGTGGTGTCCGAAGCGCCAGTAGACACTGCACAGCAACTTGAGAGGCTAGTCAGCGGTGGCATCTCCACAACATCCATGAGCGTTACAGCGGGCACGGTAACAGTTGACTCGCTTACCAGCTCATCTGACGCGTCATCTAGCGCATCGGTACTGGGATCGGGTATTGGAGGGACTGGTACCACTGATACCGGAGGTGCGGCTCCTGCAGGAGCCGAAGCAACGGGAGCAGACGCGACTGGAGCAGCGTCGACTTCTGCTTCAAGCTCGTCGGGTCTATTGGGGTCTGTGGGTGGAGACGGGTTCGTGTTGTCCGGTCTCATCACAGGGATCACCGACCTGCTGGGTGACATAGGGTCGTTGTTCGGTGGTGATTCAGCCCCGTTGCAGGAAGGCGCGACGCAGACAGTGAAAACTGGCGCTGCCACCGATGTGTCCCTCGGATTGCAGGAGTCGGCCGGGGGCGGCGTGTTAGGAGGACTGACCGATCTTCTAGGCGGGTTGCTCAGCGGGCTTACGTTTGGCCTCTTCAGCAAAGGCGCGGCGTTTGATCACGGAGACATCGTGCCGTTCGCTAACGGCGGCGTGATAGACCGACCCATGATTTTCCCTCTCAGAGGACAGGGTCGAGTCGGACTCGTTGGAGAGGACGGCCCAGAGGCAATTCTGCCGCTCACCCGTGGGCCGGACGGTAGGTTGGGAGTCTCCCAACCTAGGCAACAGCGCTCAATCACGATCAACGTCAACACGCCGGACGCTGGATCGTTTCGCCGCTCGAGCGCGCAGATCCTCGCGGACGCGCGCAGGCGCGAGAGAATGGGCCGATGACGTTCTTCGAGATCGTCTTTCCAGCCAACCCTTCCTGGGGCACCTCCGGCGGTCCCGGCTTCGACACGGCCGTGATTCGCACCGACTCGGGACAGGAAACGCGGATTCAGCGTCGTTCAACCTCGCAGCACCGATACGACGCTGCTTTCCAGGTGCGGTCGCTTGCGGACGTGTACGCGTTGATCGAGTTCTACCGCAGGGTGGGCGGCG